GCCGGAGCGCTATAGGGAGGACGAATCATGATTACATTCTTATTAGGATTCACCCTTGGAATCATAGTCGGAGTGGCCGGTCTTGCATGTGCAGCGATCATGTACGATAAGCACCACCCAGACAAATAGTAGAAAGGAGCAACGGTATGCTGACAAGGAATAAAAAACTGAAAGACTACGGTATTCCGGCAGAGGACGTTGAAAAACTGAATACGATGCTGAAAGACTTCCCGGCAGAGTACGGATACCTGCTTACCAGTGCCGCCTTGTCAGCTTGCCCGAAAAACACGGTGATAGCGGATATGGTAATTGAGAATATCCTACACCGGAAAAGTTACAGAAAGATCAGCAAAGAAAGATATATCCCGATGAACCCGAAGGACTTTTACGGATACAGGCGCAAGACCGTCGCTGTACTGTATGAGAGGATGAGGTTATTGGGAGTGTGGGAGGAAAAATAAATGAAAGAATATAAATGTCCAAAGTGCAATAGTAAAAACCTTTTTGTCAAGAAAGTTGGGAATAATACGGGATTGTATTGCGGGGATTGCGGTGCATGGATTAAATGGGTCGGGAAAAATGAGCTGAGAGCGTTTGAATATTTAACTAAGCAGAAACACGTAGACGATGCTAATAGCAAACAAGACGATATTGCAAGCATCATTTACGGCACTCTCGATCATATGTATTGCGATAATTGCAGATTCAATAGCGAAATTAAAGAAAGTGATAATGGTGAATGGAACTGTGATGAATGCCACAGAAAATATAATGGATGGGGAGTTTCCATGCAGGAAAGTAATAAAATTGCAAAAGAAATTTTAAAACAGTTAGGAGAATAGAATATGAGCAGACTGATTGATGCAGACGAATTAATCAAATACATTAAAATTTGGGAGATCGGGACAAGTATTAGTTCAGATCAGAAAGAGTTTATTGATTGTGTCAACAAACAGCCGACTGCTTTTGATGTAGAAAAGGTTACGGATGAAATTTTAAGAGCAAGCTGTATAGCAAGACCCATGGGGTGGGATCGTAAAAGAGAAATTATTGAAACGCACACGGCAATTGAAATCGTGAAAGGCGGTGGAGTAGATGATTGATTTAACAGGGAAGAGCGTGTTCGTAAAGACACAGGGAGAATATTTGAGTGTTATAAAAATGGCAAAGCTTCAGGGATTCACATGGGCGAGAGAAGACCATTTAAACCCTATCGAAATTCCGTTTCCAAACTTATTGAATTTTTATAGTAGCAAGGTTGTTACTTACAGAGACAATGAAAAAACATTGTGTGAAGCATCTGAAATCGTCGAAGATGAAGAAAAAATTAAGGATGCAGTAAAACTTGTCAGAACATTTGCTGAATACCCAGACAGAACAGCATTGACGGGCTCATTTATCAAGTCCTTGAAGTTACTTGCAGATACTGTAGAAAGTCAGATGGAAGAGGTGAAGTAGATGAGTAAGAAAGTGAAGTGCTGTGAGTGTGCTTCTTTTTTAGGCTGGGCTTTGCCTGAGCGAGTAGATAAAGATAACTACGAATACGCCAAAAGAGTTTTCGAATTGGCTTCTACTACAGGAGTATGTGAATACAGCATGAAAACCAAACAGATGGCACATGAGCAGTATTGCAAACGATTTGAAAAGAATAAATATTTAGAGCAGGAAAGCGAACCTTTTAAACAGGAAATTTTGAACCTTAAAAATGCGATTGCAGAGTATGAAAAAGAAAATTTTGTGGAAGTAGACGAATCGTGGAAAGTTCTATTTATGAAAAGATTTCAAGAGGTGAAATAGATGGAGAGATTAACAGAAAGATACGATATTGCACCAGATATAACCCCACAGCTCGCCATATCAGCATTCGCGGTACTACATCAATATTGCAACTCAATCAGTCCACATGACTGCATCAGATGCACATTTTACGAGCATTGCCCGGAGTGTTTCATGGGGTGTCCGGGAGATCAGGGCGAGACGATCAGAAAATTACAAAGCAATGAATAAAATTAGAGAGTCGGTATTTACCGGCTCTTTTTTAACGCAAAATTCCTCAAACATGTACCACAACTTTTCTACTTACATGTGATAAAATATACTCAGAAGTGTTACTATGGGGTTTTATAGCTTAATTCAGAAAGGATATGATTGGATGTTGATAGGATGGCAAATGAGAAAAATTTAATACCGAATTCTGAACGAACTCCGAGCGAACTCCGAGAAATAACTAAAAAAGGCGGTATTAAGTCGGGAGAAGTACGCCGTCAAAAAAAGTCCCTTTCTGAATTAGCAAAAATGATAGCCGAGAACCCTGCCCCGACTGCTGCAAAGAAGAAACTCACAAAGATGGGAATATCTGACGAGGACGCAAATAATAATGCTTGCATTGTAGCTGCTGTATACGATAAAGCTATCAAAGGAAATATGCAGGCAGTAGATAAATGGGAACAGTTGGTAGCTGTATCAAAATCTGACGAAAGCAAATATGAACTTCCTGCCAGAGTGCTCGGCAAGGCATTCGTGGATATTAACCGACAGATTAAGCCCAACATTGAATATGTATTCGAGGGCGGCCGAGGCGGTCTGAAATCTTCATTCGTAGCTTTTAAAATTGTTGAGCTTATCAAGAATAATCCTCAGATGCACGCCTGCATTACAAGACAGGTGGCCGGTACTCTGAAAGATTCTGTATACGCTAACATGAAATGGGCTATCAACGAACTTGGACTGATGGAAGAATTTGAATGTAAGGTGTCACCACTTGAGATCAAGTATATTAAAACAGGACAGACAATATACTTCCGTGGTCTGGACGATGAAACCAAGCTGAAGTCTATTAAACCGGAATTTGGATATATCGGAATCCTCTGGAAAGAAGAAAAAGATCAAATGAAGGGAGATGCTCAGGAACGTTCTGTTAATCAGTCAGTGCTTCGTGGTGGTGACGAGTCCTATGATTTTTCATCGTATAACCCACCAAAATCAAAATCAAACTGGGTAAACAGGATTAAGCTCATACCTAACCCGAAAAGAGTTATTCATCATTCGAGCTATCTGGAAGCCCCGGCGGAGTGGCTCGGACAGAAGTTTATTGACGATGCAGCGCATCTGAAAGAAATCAATCCAGAAGCCTATGAGCATGAATACTTAGGTGTTCCAAATGGTGACGGCGGGAACGTATTTGAATATCTGGAGATTAGAGATATCACAGACGAAGAAATCAGTCGCATGGACAAAATATTTCAGGGGTGTGACTGGGGATTTTTCCCTGATCCGTATGCTTTTATTCGTTTGTATTACAATCATAATACTGAAAAGATATATCTCATTGATGAAATTTACGAAAATAAATGGAGCAATAGGAAATCAGCAGATGAGATTCTAAAAAGAAAATACGATGATTATACTATTACTTGCGATTCTGCCGAACCTAAATCAATTAATGATTATAGAGACTTTGGACTTCCAGCAAGGGGCGCGATAAAAGGGCCTGGAAGTGTGGAGTATTCGATGAAATGGCTTCAGACAAGAACTATTGTTATTGACCCTAAGAGAACGCCAAACGCTTACAAAGAGTTTTCAGAGTATGAATATGAAAGAGACAAAGATGGAAACGTTATAAGTGGATATTCTGACGAGAACAACCATTTAGTCGATGCCTGTAGGTATGCAACAGAATCATTATGGAGGAGAAGAGGGACCAATGCTTAAAAGAGGATATAGTCTAAAATATAGACGAATATATAAAATATGGCAAGGGATTCGCCAGAGATGCAATAATCCCAACGACAAAGACTATGAGGATTACGGTGGGCGAGGGATAAGGGTTTGCGAAGAATGGAATAAAAGCTCAGAAGCGTTTGTTCGATGGGCATTAGAAAACGGATATGCTGATAATTTAAGTATTGACAGAATAGACACAAACTCAGGCTATTCTCCAGAAAATTGCAGATGGGCAACATGGACGCAGCAAGCAAGAAACAAAAGAATGGAAAAAATAAATTCAACTGGTGTTACTGGTGTTTCCATGGACAGAGGGAAATATAGAGCAATAATCTATGTGAATAATAAAAAAGTTGATCTAGGCAGGCATAACACGCTTGAAGAAGCAGCAGAAGCACGTAGACAGGGTGAGATAAAATACTGGGGCGTGAGTGCATAATGGGACTTATAACAACACTAAAAAGGTGGTTTAACATGATTTTCAAAAAACAAGCCGAAGAGGATTTTAACATCCAAGCAGCGGAGTTTCCGGAGATGGAAGCACTGATTAACCGGTGTGCGAACATCTATAGGGGCGTGCCGGAATGGTTAGATGATAAGAATAATATCAAAACGATTAATTTCGCGAAATCTGTCTGCTCAGAAACAGCACGGCTCGCAACACTGGCGATCGGCATTCAGATAGACGGTTCCGCAAGGGCTACATGGCTACAGGAGCAGATTGACAAGGTATATTTCCAGATCCGGCACTGGGTAGAATACGGATGTGCTTATGGAACGGTATTTATCAAGCCGAACGGTGAAAGCCTCGACGTATTTACTCCGGCAGATGTGATGATTGTAGATTACGATAATCAGGAGATCAAAGGAATTATATTCAAAGATTCTTATACTGTTGGACGGAAATACTATACACGGCTTGAATATCATAGGTTTGTCGAGACCACAATAGATGGAGCGACAACCTATCCGTACTACGTTTCTAACAGAGCCTATGTGTCGAAGTCCCCTCAGTCAATCGGTGACAGAATTGACCTTAAACAGACCAAATGGGCTGACCTCATGGCAGATACGCCACCGATTCTCAAGGCAAATGGTGAGAAACTGGACGGACCTCTATACGGAGTACTTCGGACACCACAGGCAAACAATGTAGACATTAGCACACCACTTGGACTCCCGATATTCGCCGAAGCCATTGAAGAGTTAAAGGACCTCGACATTGCATACAGCCGTAATGCCGGAGAAATTTTTGATTCGCAGAAGATTGTTCTGGCAGATGATAGACTGCTGATGCCAAGCGGTACACCTGTAGCAGCCATGTCGCCGCAGGGCATGGAGAACAGACGGAACGAGATGAACTTACCGCACTTTGTCAAGAATGTATTCGGACAGGATGAAAAAGAGTTCTATCAAGAAATCAATCCGCAGCTCAACACAGATACCCGTATAAGCGGCATAAATGCTCTTTTAAGCCAGTTAGGATATAAGATTGGATTCTCCAACGGGTATTTCGTTTTTAATGAATCTAGCGGTATTCAGACGGCTACAGGAGTAGAAGCAGAACAGCAGAGGACAGTCCAGTTTATCAAAGATGTTCGAGACAAACTGGAATCCTGTCTGGATGAAGTAATCTACGCATTAAACGTTTACGCTGACCTGTACGGACTTGCACCTGTCGGAGCTTATGAAGTCAATTATGATTTCGGAGACATTCTTTACGTCAGAGAAAATGACCGTGCAAGATGGTGGCAGTATGTGACCACTGGTAAGGTTCCGGCATGGTTGTATTTCGTGAAGTTTGAAGGAATGACGAAAGACGAGGCGGTATCAATGACAAAAGAAGCAGAAAATACACAAGCAAAAGGATTATTTGATGATGAATAAAAAAAGAGGGATTTATTTTCCCTCTGAATTAGATTTTAAATAATCAGATATTAATTTTTCGAGAATAGATGCTACGGAACACTTTTCTTTAATTGCAAGAATTTTAATTTGTTCCAATAAATTTTCATCTATGGTAGTCGTAAATTTAATTTTACTCATTATGACACCTCCTTTAATATGAATATACCATAAATACGTATAGACGTAAAGAATAAAATATGCTACAATATACGTGAATAAGTATATACGTATAAAAGGAGAACATAATATGAAGAATCAGATAAGATTGCATCTTGAGGGTGAAAGATATGGAAAGCTTGTAGTTACGGAAGAAGCCGAACCAATTTATAGTAAAACAGGAAAAATGATTCGGAGATGGAAGTGTAAATGTGATTGTGGAAATATCACAATCGTTAGACATGGAGATTTAAGAAATGGAAGTACTGTAAGCTGTGGCTGTTATAACCATGAAAAAGAATCGGCGGTGAAAACCCACGGGTATTCTCGTACAAAACTTGGAAATGTTTTTGAGGGAATGAAGCAGAGATGTAATAATCCCAAAAATAAAAACTATGAAAAGTATGGAGGAAGAGGAATAGAAATCTGTACGGAATGGTTAAATGATCCGAAAAAGTTTTTTGACTGGGCTATAAAAAATGGATATAAAGAGGGCTTGTCTATCGACAGGATAGACGTAAATGGAAACTACGAACCAGATAACTGCCGCTGGGCTGACAACGAAACCCAATGTCTAAACCAGAGACTAAGAAAAGACAATAAGACAGGATATAAGGGTATTTATTATAGTGAGGGAGTGTATAGGGTGCAAATTAGAAGAAACAAGAAGAGATATTACTTTGGATCATATAAAACATTATCTGAGGCAGTAAAAGCTTTAGAAGAAGCGAAAGCAATGGTCAAAGAAGCCCAGCCAGACGAACCGAAATTATTTGGAGATGAGTAGTTATGTTAAGCCCAGAGTATTTACGCCGGATAACAGAGGGCAGTGAACAGATTGCAGAAGAACTGCATCAGTATATCATCTCTGAGATCGTGTCGAGAATGATGGCAAGAATCGGCAGAGGTGAGGAATATATTCTGACCAATGCTGATGCGTGGAGAATCAGAACGCTACAGGAATCCGGCGAGCTGTTAGAGGACATTCTAGCAGAACTATCCAAATATACCAAACGTGAACAACAGGAACTTCTTGAAGCGTTTGAAGATGCCGGAATCACTGCAATGAACTATGATGACAAGGTATACAAGGCGGCAGGATTAAGCCCTGTACCGCTCGAACAGTCTCCGACCATGATAAGACTCATGGAGCGAAATATGCTTGCGACCATGGGAGAGTGGAAGAACTTCACACGAACCACTGCAAGTGCCGCTCAGAGACTATATATCGAGCAATGTGACCTTGCATATAATCATGTGATGACTGGGGCAGTTGGGTATACGCAAGCCATCAAAGAGGCGGTTAATAACGTTGTATCAGATGGCATTACCGTCACATATCCATCTGGCAGAAAAGACACGATTGAAACAGCAGTAGCACGTTCTGTCAGAACTGGCGTGGCGCAGGCGTGTGCTGATATTCAGTTGACAAGAATGAAAGAAATGGGATACGGCTTAGTGCTGACATCGGCACATATAGGAAGCCGCCCAAGCCATGAAGTATGGCAAGGACAGGTATTTTCCATAGACTGGGAAAAATTAAAAGAAATTAAGCCGGAGTTTTTTCGGGAACGAGATACATCAGAATACCGTAGAATGTCGGAACAAAAAGCAATCCGATATCCAGATTTTATTGAAAATTGTCATTATGGCGAAGCTGATGGAATATGCGGAGTAAATTGCAGACATCATTTTTCAGTTTGGGCGGAAGGAATGTCGAATCCATATGCAGAACTATCAGCACAGGATAAAGCTGATAAAGGTAAACAGTATGAAAAAGAACAGCGACAACGTACTTATGAGCGGAGAATCCGAAAAACGAAGCGCGAAGTCCTCGGAATGCAAGCAGCGGTTGATAACTGCAAGGACGAACAGGCGAAATTCGCACTCCAGCAAGACCTTGACCGGAAGTCTTATCTTTTACAGAAACAAAATGCTGCATACAAAGATTACTGCGAGCAGAACGACCTAAGAGAACTGCAAGACCGCCTTATGATAGCGAAATGGAACCGCCAGAACGCCGCAAAAGCCAGAGGAGCGGCAAAACGATATAAAACAGCAAAGGGGATTGACTGATGGACAGATGGGAATATTTCAATCCTAATCCTATTAAGGGTAAGAGAACCGGAGATTGTGCTGTCCGGGCAATATGTAAAGCAACCGGGTTCGACTGGGAAACGGTATTCGCTGGATTAATGATACAGGCGTGTGCTCTGTCAGATATGCCAAGTGCAAATTATGTCTGGGGAGCGTATCTGTATAAGCATGGATACAGACGCAAGCTGATTGAACAATCAGAGCGATATATCTATACAGTCAACGACTTCTGTACAGACCATCCGACAGGCACATACATTCTCTGCATAGATGGTCATGTGGTGACAGTGCAAGATGGCAAATATTTTGACACATGGGATTCCGGTAATGAGATTCCAGTATATTACTGGGAAAAGGAGTAGCTAAATGAGCATATCAGAATTTGTACAGATTTTCCTCTCTATCTGTGGAGGGGTGTCCATTGTCGGAGGGGCGGCAGCCGTAATCTTTAAGTGGATTACACCGGCGTTCAGACTTAATAAGCGAGTAGAGACACTGGAAGAACATGACAAGCGAGATTATGAAAGTCTTCAGAGAATTGCAGAACGTGACTCATTAATCCTGGAAGTGTTATCGACTATGCTGGATAGCCAAATCAGTGGGAACAATGTCGAGGAGTTAAAAAAAACAAAACAGAAACTCACGGAGTATCTTGCACAGAATCAGCGTTAATTGCATTAATAAGGGGTATGCTCATGAAATTATATGTGTTCACTAAGAAAGATATAGATAGATTTTTGACAGAGTGTAATTTCACGCCGGACGAAGAAAAGCTATTCCGACTGAGATGCAAGGAATATACGCTCGAATACTGCGCTGAACAGATGAATGTGAGTATATCCACGGCGAAACGATTGAGCCGGAGAGTAAATAATAAAATAATTAAAGTATGCTGATACGATAAAAGCCCCGGAGATTATCCAAGGGCTTTTTTGCAATAAGACTATTAATTTTTTCATCATTATGGTATAATATCGTTGTCGCTTGCAGAGGATGTTCTGTAAGTGGAGTGACCAACAATTCCGGTCGCCGAGGGTTGAAACAATAATTTTAAGTGTAAAGAGCTGGTTTTCGGCTCTTTATTCTTTCGCATTTTTCCCGTCCCCGTAACATTTGTAAAACGCCACTGTAAGCTCCGCCAGTTCCTGCGGCATAAGCTTTTCTTTTAAGCTGTCCGGAATACGGCTGTAGTTTGCTCGGAATGTATCAGAACATCTACCGATACTGCAAGCCTTCTTGACTTGTTCGAGCTTGTACATCGCTCCAAGTTCTTCCATACTGATTTCTCCAGCGTTAACGGATTCCCGTCCTTCTTTTGTTAAAATAGACATTGCCTCTTTCTTATTGATAATTCCGATTCCATTAATTCTCATGATATTTTCCTCCTTTTTATAAAATGCGATATCTCACGATATCTTCAACTTTCTCAGGACTTCCATACCAGTATTTTTCGTCTGGATTCCATTTAAGCCCAAATTCTTTTAAAGTCTTTCTACAATAAAAAGTATTTCCAGAAACGACTCCATCGCCAAGATTAAAAAGAACTTCGCGTCCGTCAAGGCAAGCGTTGAAATATTTGCCAAGTTTTGCAAGCTTGAGATCTTCTTTGGCTTTTTCCCATGCTCTTTTAAGTGCTACAAAAATAGTGCATTTACACTGTCTTACGATACTCCATGCATTCTTCATGATTTCTGATTTGTTATACTTCATAACGCTTACCTCCTAAATAATTTCTTGTTCCTCTTTCTGATATTATAATATCACTCAACGGGTGATATGTCAATACTTTTTTGAGCTGTTTTAAAATTGATTTCCATGCAAGAAAAAATCCTGGAGCTTTACTTTTATTGATAAACATAGTAATCTGCGATATTATAAATTGGGCTATTTTTATTATTCTTCTATTTTTTTAATATCTTCTTTTACAACTCTCTCAAGCAAACTAATAACATACGCTGGAGGATTACGTTTACCACCCTCCCAGTTTTCTATGCTTCTTTTAGGAATACCATATTTTTCAGAAAAAGCTTGCTGCGTAAGTCCAGATAGTGCTCTAATTTCGTGAAAATCAAGAGGATCTGGAGAAACTTTTTCAGGAAAAACGTCCTCCTCTCTCACCTGGTAAGAAAAGAATCCCATCGAGGACGGAAGGATTCTGAAATAGAACACCTCATTGTCTTCTTCTGTCCAGGTTTGCTGCAAAAATATTTTGGGACACCGCTCATCTAATGCAAACTTCTCATCTGAGTTAGAGTAAACGCAATAATCGCAGTGCCCGCCCTCATTAGTTATTATTTTCTTTATTTCATCATAAATAAATTTTGTTCTAACATAACGAACTATGCGCAGTATTTGTTCTCTACGAAGATCTGGAAATAAAACTTCAATTTGTTTATACGTTTTGCTCCAAAGCCACATATTATATTTATTATCTAATTCTATTGAGGTATCAATATAATAATCTGGACAAATAGACAGAAGATGATACACTGTATCAATTATCTCCTTATCTCTAACCGGAGGAATCAATTCTGTTTCATTCGGAAAATCAAATGGTAAAAGGCTCGACTTCTCCTGATTCTCAAGATCATGTTTTACCATGTTCAAAAACTCTTCGTATTCGTATTTTTTTAACATCTTATTTTCTCCCCTTTCTTTTTTCTTTCATCATAATACTTTAGTGCTTCATAAAAATTGTCTTCGCACCAACCTCCTTCGTCATAGAGTATTTCAACCCATTTTGCCTGTGGATTTCTTGGTTTTACGGCATATTCACGGTTATTAATAAACCAACTTGCTTCTGTAATAGTGAATAAAATGCTCACCGTGTTCTTTACTCTTTCTAACCTTTTAGTGCTGCTATTAGATTTATGATATTCAACAAGACTGTTTCCGTACTCGATCATCTTCTTGCGAATATCCTCAGCCCAGGCAATCTGTTTTGAACTGCCAACCAGTTCCGGTAATTCTTTACACATATTCTTTGCTTCCTTCCATGCTTTCTCGTTCCTCTTTCTGATATTATAATATCACTCAACGGGTGATATGTCAATACTTTTATGACACTTTTTTGAACTTTTTAGATTGATATATCTATGCAAAAATATAGCTATAGAAAGTCATAGAATAAGTCATAGAATAAGTCATAGGAGGTGTACGAGATGGCATTATATAATAATCCTTATCAATATAGTTTTGGTGTTCCGGGACAGATGAATCAGTTCCAGCAACAGCCTGTCCAGATGCCAGCTCAACCAGTACAGCAACCCCAGCAGAATAACAATGGCATCCTGTGGGTATCTGGCGAAGTCGGTGCAAAATCCTATCTGGTAGCACCCGGGACAAGTGTTTTGCTAATGGACAGTGAAAGTGAAAAATTCTTTATAAAATCCACAGACGTTTCCGGCATGCCGCAGCCGTTACGAACATTTGAATACCACGAGGTAGGCGCTCAGATGCCGCCTAAACAGCCTGTTCAGAACATGGACAGTAAATACGTCACCAGGCAGGAATATGACGATTTAAAAGCTAAATGCGACGCCATAGCAAACCGATTAAATTCTTTTTCTGAACCTGTTAGAGCTAATGCCGTGCAGGAATCAGCGGTCAAGGGAGGAAACGCAGATGAGTAATCCATTATTTAACGCGCTTGGCGGTGGAATGCCGCAGGGAAACGGGCCAATGCAGATGATACAGCAGTTTATGCAGTTTAAACAGAATTTTAAGGGAGACCCAAAAGCAGAAGTTGAGAAGATGTTACAGTCTGGGAAGATTTCCCAGCAGCAACTTAATCAGGTTCAGCAGATGGCAGGACAATTCCAGCACATGTTGAAAGGAATGAAATAGTACATTACAATCTGGCCAGATTGATGTAAATACACAAAAAGGAGATTATAACTATGGATGGAAATTTAACAGCATCAGACGTTGCTCTTTTAACTGGAAATAACAGGAATGATGGCATGTTTGGTGGAGATGGTAGCTGGTGGATTATTGTTTTATTCATTTTTGCTTTCTTCGGATGGGGAAACAACGGTTGGGGCAATAATGGCAACGGCGGCGGATATGCAGCCACAGCAGCTACTCAGGCAGATATCCAGAGAGGGTTTGATAACTCCGCAGTAATCAGCAAACTTGACGGAATCAACAACGGTCTCTGCGATGGATTCTATGCAGTGAACAACGGTATGCTTACCGGTTTTAATGGAATCAACACAAACATCATGCAGACTGGATTTGGAATCCAGCAGGCAATTAATGCCGATACTGTAGCGAATATGCAGAATACAAATGCTTTACAGGCACAGTTAGCTCAGTGTTGCTGCGACAACAGGGCGGGACAGGCACAGATCAGATATGATATGGCTACCAACGCTTGTGCAATCCAGAACACCATGAACAGCAACACAAGAGACATTATCGACAGCCAGAACGCCGGAACAAGAGCGATTCTTGACTATCTCTGCAATGAAAAGATTTCTAACCTGCAGGCCGAGAACAATGATCTCAGACGCGCTGCTTCTCAGGATCGCCAGTCTGCACTTCTCACAACTGCAATGGCTTCTCAGACACAGCAGCTCATTAATGCAATTAATCCAGCACCAATTCCGGCATATCAGGTTCCTAACCCGAACACATTTTACGGATGCGGATGCAATACTGGATGTAATTGCTAATAACTTCATATCGAGAGTATCTTTCGATTGATTCGGATGTCGGCTTATGCCGTATTACACAGAGGGGCAGGCCGAGACCTGTCCTTTTGTGATATGAAAGGAGTAAAAATTATGGCAGAATTTACAAATGTAGCTGCTCAGACTGTAGCAGCAAATGGAAACGTAGTATTTTCAAACACAGCAGTTAAAGGTTCTAACTGCATTCAGCACAGAGAGGGAAGCGGAATTATTACGCTGAGAGGATTGACTAATCAGTGCAAAGCGAGATTCTTTGTGGATTTTTCTGGCAATATCGCAATTCCAACAGGCGGTACTGTCGGAGCTATTTCTCTGGCTATTGCAATCTCTGGCGAACCTGTATTATCTTCTCAGATGATCTCTACACCGGCAGCAGTAGACCAGTACAACAATGTGTCCTCTGGCATCTATATTGATGTACCTCGTGGATGTTGCGTTAATATCGCAGTAGAGAACACTAGCGATCAGGCAATTTCTGTTGCGAACGCAAACATTGTTGTGACCAGGGAAGCGTAGGAGGTGCGATTATGAGAGACATTAAAGACTTATGTGCAAGAATCGAAGACGAACTGTCCAAAATCGCTGATAATGGACTGACCACCGGAAATCTGGAAATGACATACAAGCTGATTGATATGTATAAAGATATCAAGAATACGTATTACTGGGACAAAAAAGTGGAATATTACAACACTGTCCTTGATGAGATGCGTAGCGGCTACAATGACGATTACAGCGAACGCGGAAGAAAGCGCGACAGCATGGGGAGATACAGTTCAAATGACGGCAGAATGATGCCGGATTACGACAGAGGCAGTTCTTATGCCAGACGTGGTGAGCATTATGTCAGAGGACATTACAGCCGTTCTGACGGACGAGATGCTTATGACGACTATATGACACAGAAACAGAGCTATCGTTCCGGCAAGTCTGAAGACTGCAAGAGAAAGATGCTCGCCGCTTTGGAAGAACACCTTGACGAACTCACAACAGAAATGAGCGATATGTCTAAGGATGCAGAGTGCCGGGAAGAACGTGATCTTGTTAAAAGATACGTAGAAAAACTCCGAGATATGCTCTAATTAGTCAAAACATGTACCACAACTTTTTCGAGGTTCTGTGGTACAATGTATTCATGAGGAAGATTCGTAAGTGGTTGTAGCCACTTGACATAGACATTTTTTCATTGATTCCTCCTTTCACGGGTGCGTGTCCTTAGTAGAAAATGCAGTGACCGGATTGTCACATAAGAAGCATGAGGTTGAAAAGCGGATGCAATTTCCGACACGTGCCATTGCTGTCTATATGACTTGCTCGCTCGCATAGACAGTACGCACCTCCTTGTAAAAGGTAGATGGGCAGACAGGTGCCCGAAACAACTCGTGGCAGGCATGACACGTTAAACACCTTGCTAACCCGGGAATCCGGGTTAATGGAATGTAGCTCAGACGGAAGAGCGGAGGACGCATAGTCCTTGACGTCGCAGGTTCGAATCCTGCCTTTCCGATTACCCTGCCAGTGGTCTAACTGGCTTAATCCATTTACCTGCGGCGGCAGGTCAATAAACACGACCAGGAGGATATTATGCAGAAACTTATTGACACTTTAAAATCATTTGGAATTGAGATCCCGGAGGACAAACAGGCAGATGTAAAGAAAGCGCTCTCTGAGCATTATAAGAATGCCAAAGAAGTAGCAAAAACCCTGTCAAAAGTCGAGGGTGAACGAGACGACTGGAAAGAACGTGCCGAGACAGCAGAAGAAACCTTAAAAAGTTTTGACGGTATCGACCCGGCGAATATTCAGACAGAGCTTGCTGGATGGAAGAAAAAAGCCGAGGATGCGGAGAGAGAGTTCAATGAGAAAATCTATGAAAGAGATTTTGACGATGCTCTTAAAACTGCATTGGAAAATGTTAATTTTTCATCTCCGGCAGCCAAAAGATCTGTTACTGCCGATATCAAATCAGCTGGTCTTAAGCTTAAGGACGGAAAGATTCTTGGACTTAATGATTTACTTGAACAGATGAAACAGGATGAGCCTGATACATTTGTAGATGAAAGTCAGCAGCAGGCCAAGCAGCAACAGGCGAGATTTGCAACATCGCGGATTGGACATCAGCAGACACCGGGAAACATGACAAAGAAAGATATCGAAGCAATCAAAGACCCGTCCGAGAGACAGGCTGCAATTGCTCAGAATATCCAGTTATTCCAGTGATTTTTACACCGACTATACACCAGAGTATAGCCGCTAACCCAATACCTTTAATAGTTATGGGTAGAAAGGATTTTTTATATGGCAGCAAAAGCTAATCTTATTATGACTAATGATATTCAGGTCACAGCACGTGAGATTGATTTTGTTACCAGATTCGAAAGAAACTGGCAGCACTTACGTGATATTCTGGGTATTATGAGACCAATCAAAAAGCAGCCGGGTGCTGTACTTAAGTCCAAGTACGCAGAGGGCACTTTACAGAGTGGACTTGTCGGTGAGGGTGAGGAAATCCCTTACAGCAAGTTTACTGTAAAAGAAAAGAACTATGCGGAAATGACTATCGAAAAGTACGCAAAGGCTGTATCTATTGAAGCAATCAAGGATCACGGTTATGAGAACGCTGTTCAGATGACTGACGATGAATTCCTTTTTCAGCTTCAGACTGATGTTACCGGCAGATTCTATGACTATCTGAAAACCGGTACACTTACTTCCACAGAAACTACATTCCAGATGGCTCTGGCAATGGCTAAGGGCCGTGTTGAGAACAAATTCAAACAGATGCACAGAAATGTGACTGGTGTTGTTGGATTTGTGAACATTCTGGATGTATATGAATATCTCGGAGCAGCTGAGATCTCTATCCAGAACCAGTTCGGCTTCCAGTACATGAAAGACTTTATGGGATTCAATACAATCTTCTTACTGTCTGACAGTGAGATTCCGAGAGGACAGGTTATTGCTACCCCTGTCGAGAACATCGTACTTTACTATGTTGACCCGAACGAATCTGACTTTGCGAGAGCAGGCCTTGTATACACTGTATCTGGCGAGACAAATCTGATCGGATTCCATACACAGGGCAACTACCATACAGCAGTGTCCGAAGCGTTCGCAGTTATGGGACTTACTCTTTTTGCAGAGTACATTGACGCAATTGCAGTAATTACCATTGACGAAACGCCAACGCTCGGTACTCTGGCAGTAACATCTGCGGAAGGTTCAGAGACTGGTGATACAAAGATCACCGTAAATCCAGCTAAAGAAAATGCCGGCAATGTGTATAAATACAAAGTTGCAGCAGAAGCAGTAACTGTTGGATATGGACAGAATCTCAGAAACTGGAGTACTTGGGATGGAAAAGCCGATATCACAGCGGCAACCGGACAGAAGATTACAGTGGTTGAGTGTGATGGAACATACAAAGCACTGAATGCCGGAAGTGCAAGTGTAACAGCGAAATCATAAACGCAGGAGGTAACTGGCATGGCTTATGCAGATTATAAATTCTATACAGAATCATTCGGCAATGTTGTGCCAGAAGCTGACTTTCCACGACTGGCAGAAAAAGCCAGTGATTTTATAGACACGATGACATTTAACAGACTGGTGGACGGACTGCCTGTGAATGAATATTTTCAGAAGCGTATCAAAAAGGCGGTCTGCTCACTGGCCGAAACAATGTATCAGATTGAGCTTGCTGAAAAGAATGCTACTAATGCCGCTGTGAGCGGTACATCAACCGTAATCGGGTCCGGTGGTAGCACGACAGGAATTGTAACATCTGTATCCTCTGGTAGTGAATCTATCTCTTATGCTACACCTCAGCAGATTGGGGCAAGCGCAAAGGAATGGAGTGCAGTGTATGCCGCCGCCGGAGATGTACAGAAAACGAACGACTTGCTCTTAAAGACAGCTTTACCGCTTCTGATGGGAGTAAGGACGGATGATGGAATACCGATTCTTTATTCGGGGGTGTGAGCATGTATGCAGTAAATGAGGGAGATGAAGAGTGCTTTAAATGTAAGCACTTGGATTGTTCTGTTGGATGTGTTTATCCGCTTACTGGTGAACTTCCACCATGCGGAAGAAACGTTATCCTGACACAGGAAGAATTCAGAAAATTAAAGGAGGGCAAAAATGGGAAACGATGCTTTTTTAAGTTTATGCAAAAAGATTGTAGTTGATTATTTCAACTCACATGCGGATAAAACCGACAAGAAACAGATTACAGAAGATGATGTTTTCATTGTCTGGAGTTGTAAGACCTTACAGAACAATAAGGCTCTTGTAAGTACAACCGTATCTGATGGAATGTATTACGAAATTACTCACAATGGAGATAAGCAGGAAACCTATGTAGACGCTTATAAGAAATGGGAGAATTTCGTAGTTAAGTAGGAGGTATCTGAATAATGGAATTAAAACAGACAGTTGAAATGATGAACAGTGCAGATTACAAGGAACGCTTTAAGGCAGAGTATATGCAGGTGGTTATTCGATATAAGAAACTTGCGAATATGCTTGGAAAGTGGGACAAAGGGGAACTCCCATTTACTCCTACTTGTCCGAGAAGCACTTACAATATGCAGGTAAGAGCAATGGCGGATTATATTGCTGTTCTGGAAACAAGGGCAGTTATGGAAAAAGTTGATTTGGAGGTATCAGAGTAATGGAAGCATTATTTACAAATGTAACTCTGATTCTGGCAGTAATCAGTGTTCTGGCGTTTTGTGTGTCTGTGATTACACAGGTGATTAAAAATGTTGGGTTTCTGTCGAAAATTCCGACAGATGCCTTAGTGCTTGTACTGTCTGTAGGAATTACTGTAGCCGCTTTTGTAGCGTATATGCAGTATATCCACATGACAATCTTGTGGTATATGATTTTAGCAGCTATCATGGCTGGGTTTATTGTGGCGTTTATTTCCATGTTTGGATGGGAGAAAATTACGGAATTGTGGAAACGAACGTCCAAGATTGACGTGGATAAGCTGAAAAATAAATGATTAAGGAGAGGGTATCATGTACGAAAAAACGGTGACGATTTTTGATTATTACGAATCAGCCACGACTGGAGATGCGTACTGGTATCCTCATGTTTTATCCGGAGTTGACCTCATTACAGACAAAGGAGCAATCCTTAAAAAGTACGGGCCAGACATAACTGACAACGCACAGTTACACGTTCGATACACCGTCCAGAACGGCGAGATAACGATTACTGATAAAGACGGCAAGATTCTTCCATGGGTGCCCCCTAAAGAGTGGAAAAGACAGATTAACAACGCTCTGGAAGATACTATCACATTCTCGGACGAATCATTCTTTTGGGAGGGTGAGTGGACTGGTGGAACGATAACTGATGGTGATTATCGGAATGGATTCTACCAGTATATGAACGAGAACAAGGATAACGTGTTTAAGATTACCAGTGTAGGCGGTCCATATACGCTGATTCCACATTTTGAGATTCTGGGTAAGTAATATGAGTAAGATTCATCATTTTAAAGGGTTCTCCATAGTCGATGGAGATATGAAAATCAAGCTGAATATGGATAGATTCTCCAGACAGTACCAAGAAGCCCAGTACCTTCTTGACGGAATGGTTATGGACAGCATGATACCATTTATGCCGATGATTACAGGGGATTTTGTCAACCGAACAAGAGTTGAGAGTACATCCTTGCAAGGAACTGGAAAAGTATGTGCGGCGGCGGCTCCTTATGGGCGTTTTCTCTACGAGGGAAAAACAATGGTAGACGAAGCAACTGGAAGTCCCTACGCAAGACGTGGAGCAAAGAAGGTTCTTGTTAGTCAGTTTTCTGGCCAGACAGCCGCAAAAGAGAATCTTGAATACACCAAACAGGCTCACCCACAGGCGCAGGCAAAGTGGTTCGATGCCGCTAAACGGCAATATGGTGATACTTGGATTCGCAAAGTAAAAGCACAGGCAGGAGGTGGCAGACATGGTGGATAAACCTATCGGAAAAGATGCAACTGGATATGAGATTCTGACAGATGCCATGAAAGCACTTCTGAATCAGTATCCGGGACTGTACGAAAATGAAACAATCAAATTTGAGGAACTCGGCAAAGAATCAGGAATTGCGTTCTCAGCAGACAACGGGGCGTTGGTCTATTCAGAAAAAGAAGATGTTTGCGGAATAATGCACCAAATTTGTCAGTACCCATTTTATGTAGTGTACCGAACAGCATCCGACAAGGAGAGGCAGAAGTTATCTGTTCAGAAATTCCTTGATAATCTCGGCAAATGGATATGTCGGGAACCAGTTGCCATAAATGGCGTTGAGACACGTTTAAATGTGTTTCCTGAGCTTTCACAGGGGCGAGTGATAAAACGTATTACCCGTGACAATTCCTATGGTTTAGAACCGCAGGAGAGTGGCGTACAGGACTGGTTGTTACCATTGTCAGTACGCTACGAAAACACTTATGAAGTAATATAACAAGTAACAACCGGCTATCAATCGGAGATAGCCGCTAACCTACACAGCCTTTAAAAGTTATAGGCAGAAAGGACATTTCTATGGCAGTTACAGGCAAGATTGACCGTAAATATATGGCTCATTACATTGATGCAGGTTCCCTCTGCGGAGGACTGACACCGAAGTATGAGCGCCTTGGAAAGGATCTGGAAGAGTACAATGTAGAACTCAATCCAGATACTGAAACATCTAAAAACATTCTCGGAGAATCCACGTTCAAACACAATGGCTACGAAGTTTCTTCTGACGCTGATCCGTTCTATGCAGATACCACATCAGACCTGTTCACAGCGTTGCAGAAGATTGTAGATGGACGTCTCAAAGATGACAACCTCAAAACAAAAGCAGTTGAGGTTCATCTGTGGACAGAAGCTACAGCAGGAAAGTATGAAGCATACCAGCAGGATTGTTATGTTGTGCCGACCTCCTATGGCGGTGATACATCCGGTTATCAGATTCCGTTTACTGTCAACTATGTTGGCGAACGTGTAAAAGGAAAATTTGATATCAGTTCCGGTACATTCACAGCCGACAGCGAATAAGCACATATACAAGGAGGACATGCTAAATGGCAAAAGTAATTAATACCAAAATTGACGATGGAATTCTCATTTTCACATTCACTAACAACGAAAACGAAGTTTTTTCTTCTTTTAAGCTGAACCCGACGGACATCAATGTAGCAGCACGTGCAGAGGAACTGACAGAATATTTTGAGCAGCTCAAAGATTCTATTCAGAAAGTCACATCTGGTAAAGAGATGGCAGAGTTGAATAGACAGATTGAGGACAAAATCAACTATCTACTCGGATATGAAGCATCAAAGGACCTGTTCAAGGAACCGATCACAGCAACCACTGTTTTTGGTAATGGCCAGGTGTTCGCTTACATTGTTCTGGATAAGATTGCAGGAGCAATCGCACCGGAAATCGAAAAGAGAAAAAAGAAAATGCAGGCAGCAGTCAATAAGTATACGGAGAAGTATACAAAATGACCGCCTATGAGCTTCCCACCTCACTAAACATCAGTGGGGTGGATTTTTTTATTAGAACGGATTTCCGGGTAATAATCGACATTCTGATTGCCATGAATGACCCAGAACTGGATGAGCAGGCAAAAGCAGTTGTTATGCTACAGATTCTGTTTGAGGACTGGCAGAATATACCGGCTGAGTGCCTGGACGAAGCTTGTCAGAAAGCATCGGAGTTCATCGACTGCGGACAGTTGGACGATAACCCGAACCACCCGAAACCCCGTTTGATGGACTGGGAGCAGGATGGAGATATGATCGTTCCGGCTGTGAACAAAGTTGCCGGTAAAGAAATCAGAGCCGTTCCATACATGCACTGGTGGACGTTTTTCGGATACTTTATGGAATCCGGCGAGTGCCTGTTCAACACAGTTGTTGGAATCCGGTCAAAAAAGGTAAAAGGCGAACGTCTGGATAAATGGGAAAAGAAATTCTATCAGGAAAGCAAGAACATTATTGATATAAAAACACGTCTCAGCGAAGAAGAGCAAGCTTATAAAGATAAGCTGAATGAGATGCTGGCCTCAAATAGTTAGGAGGTGGACACATGGCTGCTGATGGCTCAGTCATTATTGATACCAGAATGGATACAACCGGTGTCCGAAATGGCGTATCAGCTATAAAACAGTCATTTAACGGCCTTGGAAGTGCTGTAAAAAAAATCGGTCTGCTGATTGGCGGGGCGTTTGCTGTCGGCAAATTAGCGCAGTTTGGGAAAGAGTGCGTGGAACTTGGCTCTGATCTGGCAGAAGTTCAGAACGTGGTCGATGTTACATTTACAACCATGTCGGATAAGGTCAACGAATTTGCAAAGAACGCTATGACCTCAGCCGGACTGTCAGAGACAATGGCAAAAAGGTATGTTGGTACGTTCGGAGCAATGTCTAAGTCGTTCGGCTTCTCTGAAGCGCAGGCTTATGATATGTCAACAGCTCTGACACAGCTGACTGGTGATGTGGCATCATTCTATAACATCAGTCAGGACTTGGCTTATATCAAGCTGAAATCAGTGTTTACAGGCGAAACAGAAACGCTCAAGGACCTCGGCGTGGTAATGACCCAGTCGGCACTTGACCAATATGCACTTGCAAACGGCTATGGCAAAACCACATCTGCCATGACCGAACAGGAGAAAGTTGCTCTCCGCCTGGCTTTTGTGCAGAAACAGTTATCGGCTGCATCTGGAGACTTTATCCGTACTTCTGACAGCTGGGCGAACCAAGTCAGGGTAATGCAGTTGCAGTTGCAGTCTCTCAAGGCAACAGTCGGACAGGGACTGATTAATATTTTCACACCTGTTCTGAAAGTAATTAACGTTCTGCTCGGTAAGCTGGCAACACTGGCAAATGCTTTCAAAAGCTTTACGGAGCTTATCACTGGTAAGAAATCATCAGGCCAGACAAGTGGAAGTGGAGCAGGTCTCACAGGCGATGCAAGTGGTGTGCAGGATACGGCAGATGCTTACGGGCAGGCAGCAGACAATGCCAGCAAGCTTGCGGATTCTACAGAAGATGTAGCTGATGCCACAAAAGATGCGGCAAAAGCGGCGAAAGGATATCTTAGTCCGCTCGATGAAATTAATCGGTATTCTACACAGGATACATCATCAACAGCAAGTAAAACTCCGTCGGCATCCGGTAGCGGGAGTGGCGGCGGCGGAACATCTCTTCCGAGTGCAGTCAGCAACGTAGATTATGGAAAAGTAGCAGAGGGTGAAACCGCTCTGGATAAAATCAGCAAATCAGCTGAAAAGCTTGCGAAGCTCTTAAAAAAACTCTGGAAACCATTTCAAGATGCTTGGAAAAAAGAGGGCAAGAATACCATTGATGCGGCACAGATTGCCCTGTCTGGAATTGCAAAGCTCGCCAAGAGTGTAGGCAAAAGCCTAGTTGAAGTCTGGACAAATGGTACAGGCACAACGATGCTTACGACCATGCTGAAGATTGCTCAGAATGTGCTTAAAACTATCGGTAACATTGCATCCGGCTTTGCTGACGCATGGAACAAGAACAATGTCGGGACACAGATTATTCAGAACATTGCAGATGCTCTTGTAGTAGTTATGCAGTTTGTTGAGAAAATTGCAGAGGATACGGCAACATGGGCGGCAAATTTGGACTTCTATCCATTGTTGGAATCCATTAGCAATTTGACGAGTGCATTTGCACCAATTCTGGAATCTATCGGGAACGTCCTTGAATGGATTTATAAAAATATTGTTCTCCCGATGTTGACATGGATTATTGAGGTAGGACTTCCGACAGTGATTAATCTAGTGTCAAAAGTAGCTACATTTCTCGCCGATCATCAGCCGATAGTTGAAGCGTTCGGTGCGGCCCTGATCGGGGCGTTCGCTGCAGCAAAGATTGCAGGATTGGCATCAAGTGTTATTAAGAGCGTGTCTGGGATAGCTATGGCCGCAAAGGGGCTTATCGCACTAATGACTGGTACGGGCGGCATCATGGGCGGAATCAAAGCTATTGCAACAGCTATCGGCCCTGCCGGAATTTTCGTAATCGCAGTCAGCGCTGCTATAGCAATCGGAGTGCTGCTGTACAAGAACTGGGACAAGATCAAAGAAGCTGCTACAAAACTAAAAGACTGGGTTATTGGAAAAACAAGGGCGCTTGTTGACGGAGTGACAAAGAAGTTGACAAATCTCAAAGAAAAAATTGGCGGGGTTTGGAAGTATGCGCGTGAAAAAACTACGACAACTTTTGGAAGTATGTGGAATACGGTGACTACAAAAGTAGGGGCCATTAGAGATGCTATAGTCAGTAAATTCGCAAACGCAAGAGACACGGTGGTTGACACGTTCACGAAAATTAGAGACACGGTAGCAAGCGTGTTTAATGGCGTTATTGGAATCGTAAATGGAGCAATCGGAACTATTAATAGTGCTATCGGCACAGTCGAATCAGCGTTCTCTTTTGGACCATGGAAAGTCCCGACCCCGACTGGTTCAAAGACTATCGGATTCAAAGCTACTTTTCCGCGTGTTCCAACAGTTCCGTATTTAGCCAAAGGTGCAGTTATTCCACCAAGAAGCGAGTTCCTTGCGGTCTTAGGCGACCAGAAACAGGGTAACAACATCGAGACACCGGAAGCTCTGCTCAGAAAGATCGTTCGGGAAGAAACAGCAGGGCGACAGGCAGGCGGTGGAAGCTACCGGTTTACAGCGCAGATCAATCGCAGGACACTGTTTGATGAGATGATGAAAGAAGCGCAGATGAGACGAGATACAAGCGGCAGAAACCCGTTTGAGATGGCATAGAAAGGAGGGCGTCATGGAAAAGTATAAAATCAATGGAACAGTGATTTGGCAGCCAGATAAAGACCTTGCGCTCTCCTTTGCCACGACTTACACGGAATCCAGTCAGAGGACGCAGTACGGCGTAGGCTACTTCACGCCAATGTTCACTGTAGAACAGTATACATATAAGGGTAGCGACCTCCCAATGGAGGAAGCAACTAAGATTTTGCAAATGATAGCAAAAGGACATAAATTTACGCTACATTATTTTTCGCCGTATTACGGAGTTTGGAGAGACGCTCCGTTCTACGTAGGGCAGACACAAAACATAGCTATCGGAGAATTATCAGATGACAGAAAAATACTATCATCGCTAGAATTTAACATGACGGGGGTGAATCCACTGTGATTAACGTAAGCAACGCATTTAGAGAAAAACTTGAAGCTGGTGAACCAGTCAGAATGGTAGTGGATATCACCTTTCCTGACGGGACGAAAAAGACCATTGACAAAGATGTCATGAACGGCGACAACGGGTTTTCCGACTGTGCAGATAGCAGCAGTTTTCCGGTCGGCGCTACTATCTGTAAAACGCTAACACTGAGCATCAATAACGATCAGGAACAGTGGAAGAGCTACAACTTTTACGGAGCTAAGATTCACGCTTATCTGAAGCTTCAGACGTCGTATGCAGCACCGGAATCTGTAAGCGCACTGTTAGATGAAAGTTATAACCCGATTCTGGACAGTACCGGTGATCCTATCATCGCAACACAGGCAGCTACAAAAGATATCATCGAAACTATAGATAAGGGAGTCTATACGGTCACTACGCCGGAACAGTACTCAGATATCATCAATGTTACGGCGCTGGATGATATGTATAAGGCAAATAAGACATATACCAGCGGATTAAAACTGCCGCAGTCGCTCATTAACCTTGTAAGAGATGCTTGTAAGACTGTCGGCATAGGCATGAATCTAACTATGGACCATGGCGATATTATAATAAGAAGCATTCCGGACAGTATGACGTTTCGCCAGTTGTTCGGATATGCGGCTATGGTCGAGTCCGCGAACGCCAGAATTGACTATTCTGGGAACCTTCAATTTGTGAAATGGGACTTTGAAAAGACAAATATACCGGAACTAAAAGACTACGGCAACCCGCCTACACTTTCCAGTGACGATATAGTTATAACTGGAATTCGATTGAAAAACGGAGAAACGGACGACAATACTGACACAGATCATTCAGGCATGTACGGAGAAGAGGGGTATGTCCTCGAGCTTGAGAATGAACTGATTGATACCGATCAGCTTCAGACGGTGGCAAATATCATCGGTGAACAGATTGTAGGCGTAAGATTCCGAAACCTTGAAGGAGATCTTATATATGAGCCGACCGTAGAATTCGGCGACATGGTTTATACTTACGATCGGTCGGGTAACAAATACGTTACTCCTCTGACAGATGTATCAGGTAACGTGGGTGGCCTGACTACAGTTAAGACACAGGCTGATGATCCAATCAGAGGCAGCAGTGACTTTTACGGAAATAGTACGAAAGCTATAGTTGCGGCACGTCAGATGGTACAAAAAGAAACGTCCGCAAGAGAAGAGGCTATACAGAGATTAGCTGAAACACTCCGTTCTTCGAGCGGTCTGTATATGACGCAAGAGCCACAGCAGGATGGCAGTATTATATACTACATGCACAATAAGCCGACCATAAAAGAATCTAACATAATCTGGAAACTGACAGCAGAAGCGTTTGCCGTGTCGATTGATGGCGGAAAAACGTATCCTTACGGCTTTGCGGTGACTGGCGAATTAATAACCAGACTGCTCTACGCAGAGGGCATTAATGCTGATTATATCAACGCAGGAACGCTCATCGTAAGAGATAAGAGTGGAAATGTGATATTTGAAGCAGATATGGATACTGGATCAGTTACTCTTGACGGAAGTTATGTGACGATCGGCGGTAAACCACTTGATGAAAAGATTGAAGATGTTGAGAACATGGCAGCTCTGGCCAGAAACATGACCATGCAGCTTGATAACGACTATCAGGGAATCCCGGTAGACTCTGACGGCAACTATACAGAGTTCCCGGAGTGCACCACAACGGCGACCGTCATGTACGGCACACAGGATATCACGGATAACTGCACGTACACGATTACGACATCCCAGAACATACAGGGAAACTGGAATAAGGAAACTAAGACATACACCGTTACCGGACTGACCGCAGACAGCGGATGGGTGAACATCAAGGCGGCATATCTGAACAACCTTGTCGTATCGAAACAGTTCTCACTTGCGAAACAGTACGCCGGACCGCAGGGGATTCCGGGCGTTGGAATAGATGGAAAGACAACGTATCTGCATATCCAGTACGCACCGGTACAGAACCCGACAGCGGCGCAGATGAGCAAGACACCAAACAAGTATATCGGAACTTATACGGACTTTTCTGGCGTTGACAGTACCGACCCGAGCAAGTACACGTGGGCGAAATTCGAGGGCGACCAGGGCGCGCAGGGCGTGCCGGGAACACCGGGAGTAAATGGAAAAACGCCGTACTTCCATATCGCATATGCCAACAGTGCGGATGGTAGAACAGGTTTCTCTGTGGATGATAGCGTCAATAAGCTGTATATCGGGCAGTATACCGATTACACGCCAGACGATAGCACCGACCCGACGAAATATAGCTGGACAAAGATTAAGGGTGAACCGGGTACTGCCGGAAGGACTTACTTCTTCCAGAGCAATGCGGATGTACTGTTGATGGGAGCAGACAAAAAGATAACACCGGCACCGCTCATTGTAGACTCATTCTATCGTGATGGAAACGGAGAAGTTGCGCAGTCGCAGAAAGGCTGGTGGAAGCTAGAAAAATCCACCGACAACGGCGCTACATGGGCAACACTCACGGTATCACAGACTGCGGCACTTGACCGGTTGAATATTAACGTCAATAGCCTGTCACTCAAGGCACATGACATGCTCAAGGTTTCACTGTATTTTGACCAGTCGAAGAGCAAACTTGCGGACTACCAGACATATTCCGTTGCGGTCGATGTGGCATCACTGACGCAGGAGCAGATAGTCGATATCCTGTCAGATGATGGGAAGTTTAAGGGGCTGTATTACGAAAAGGACGAAAGTGGGAACCAGACGCTGTTTATTTCATTCAATGCTATGAAGGGTGGCGTTATCAGTCTTGGCGGCACGAATAACGGAAATGGTCAGTTGAAGATTTACGATGCTGACGGAAATCAGATATCAAGATTAGGATATACCGGATACGTCGTGCTTAATAAAAACACCGGAAACCCGATGGTATCTCTTAACACTGCCGGATTGCGATTGTATACGGACTACACAGATGCAGACAACTACAATGCACTGATGCTTGGAAAATACGGACTGTATGCACAGAAAGTCCAAAATAAAGTGCTTGAACTTTGGATGGAAGGAACCGACCATACGTGGGACGGTTATATCATTCGCTATTTAAAAAATAAAGTCCGAATAAACACGAACTCACTTTTCACGGACGGATGCGAACTTGGAGCAAATTTTTCGACAGATGGAAACGCAACTGTCGGTGGAACCCTTATGTTTTACGACTTGGAAAATCAAGCAAAAACATCCGGCAAAGTTAAAAGACAGCCGGTAGCGTCCGTAAGCGCAGATGATTCGCAAGTGGCCTATCTTTTTTCAGGAACGGGTAGTAAACATGGAGATGCGGCAACATACAGACGTTTAGGAATCCGTGCTAAATGGGGTGGATCTGGCTTTAGCACAGATTACTTATACACAGATGGACAGGTTTCCGACATCCGTCTAAAAGAAAACATCGAAAACAGCGAAACAGACGCTCTCGAAACGATCAATCAGATGAAAGTCCGTCAGTTTGACTGGAAAGAGCGGATGGGCGGATGGCACCAAAACATCGGTTTCGTGGCGGATGAACTGGAAGAAATCGACCCGAACTTGGCTCTGGGCGGCGGATATGACAAAAACGGCGAGATGGATGTTAAGCAGATTAACAGTCCGTATCTGCTGAACTACGCCATCAAAGCCATACAGGAACTTAGCGCAAAGGTTGACGAGCAAGAAAAACATATCAAAGAGTTAGAAAGGAGATTACAATAATGGGAAAATTTAACGAGTATTCACAGAAAGCAACACCGGCGGACAACGACACAATGATGATTTACGATGCGGCGTCAAAGTCAAACAAGCTTTCACCGTTCAGCGGAATCTGGAACTGGATTGTTGAGAAACTGACCAATGCGGTCATCAGCAACTTGCAGACGAGCAACCAGACGGTATTGGGGGCGATTAATGAATTAAATAGTAAGGTCTTCATTAAAACTCAAAATCTTTCAACGTTTTCTATAAATATAAGCTTAATAAGAACACCTATACATCGTTTATCATGTACGGAGCAACTTCACAAAATAATGGATTTATGTACATTGTCTTTATTAATGTTGCATCGGCAAAACGGGCAGTAAATTTTATTAAAATTGCAGACTTTGTGGCAGGCAGGACTTTTTCGGGTACATACAGTGATGACACATCTACATTGACGATAAACGCCAACGATACCATATGGGGAGGCATTAAGTTGCTGATGTTTAAAGAGGAAAATTATTAAGTTGTTTCAATCGTAAATGGTTCGTAAGAATTCCCATTTAGTTCATTAAGAAACTTTGAAAATTTCATAAAAAGGAGTTGATAAATTGGAAATTAAAGGAATTGACGTATCATCCAATCAAGGAAAACCGGACTGGCCGAAAGTGGCTAAATCCGGTATCAAATTCGCAATCTTGAGAATACACAAAAGGTCCGGCGTTGACGGCTCATTTGAGTACAACTACAAGGGATGCAAGAGCAACGGAATCCTTGTCGGTGGGTATAAGTATTCATACGCTCTGACACCAGCTCAGGCTATTGACGAAGCGGAAGATGTGATCGCTGCACTGAACGGGCGAGGACTGGACTTCCCGGTGTTCTATGATCTCGAGTGGTCTAATCAGCGAAAACTCGGTAAACAGGCAGTCGAAAACATTGCAGTCGCATTTCTGACTAGGATGAAGAAAGCTGGTTATAAGGTCGGTATCTACTGCAATCTGGACTGGTATAATAACGTTCTGACTGATGCACTCAGGAAGTATGAGTGTTGAATTGCACGATATCCGGCGAATGATAATGGCACTGTCCAGACACGGCTGAAGCCATCGATCGGTGTAGGTTGGCAATATTCCAGTAAGGGAAAAGTATCCGGTATCAGTGGAAATGTTGATATGGATGTGTTCTACAAGGACTATAGAGGAACGACACAGAAAGGAGAAACAGCAATGGTAAAAATCAGTAACTGCGGACATGATGAAAACGGAAGGTATGCAGGTGGGAAAGCAGGAGATCAGACTGGTACAGAATATCGGATTATGAACTGGTACAGCAGACCGTGGCTCTGTGTCCTGAGATTCAATGACGCAAAAATCGCAGCCATGATTGCAGATATGGCGACAAAAGCGGCCCAGAACAATCTCATCGGGTACGATCAGGGTACTGCCGGAAACAGCAATGACCGGTATTCGTTCTGGCAGCACTTAAAGGCAAGTAACTATGATCCGGCGCAGATCACGGTAGCTTGTGAATCTGATTGCAGCGCAAGCACAGCAGCTATCGTCAAGGGGGCTGGGTATCGATTAAATAACGCAAAACTCAAAGCAGTCAGCATCTATCTGACGACACGAAACATGAGAGCCGCAATGAAAGCTGCTGGCGCAAAAGTACTGACGGATAGCAAGTATCTGACATCCGGTGACTATTTGAAGGCAGGAGATATCCTTCTGAATGATAACCACCACGTGGCTATCGCCGTTACCACCGGTGCAAAAGTAAGTACACCTTCAACTACGCTTACCGGTACCTTCCAGACAAGACTTCCGATTCTGAGAAAGGGCAGTTCCGGTACAGCTGTGGCAATGCTTCAGGCGATGCTGGGAGTGGAAGTTGACGGACAGTTCGGGAATGACACATATAATTCCCTTAAAGTTTTCCAGAAAAATGTTGGCGTAAAGGCAAATGGAACTTGCGGCATTGATACCTGGAAGAAAGTGATTGAGCACATGAAGGCGAATACGAAATAACGTTCTGATTGATTTTTCCTTCAGAACAAGGTATACTATCAACAGCCGCACAGGGGTTGAACTTATGATGTATAATATCCTGTGTGGCTACGCACAAGTGAAGAGTGCAGACTGATTCCACCGTGCATGAACGGAAGAGCTGTATGTCCCAATTCGGGGGCTGTTAGCAGCGGCACGAGCGGACAGTCAGAAAAGAGTTGGGCCTAAAAACCCGACTCTCTTTTTTTTACGTCAAATTACGATGTTGTGAACAGATATAGATTTACACGGTTAGTCACAAATTAGTCACAAACGAAGTCCTGAAACCCGCATAAACAAAGGATTCTTGAAGATTTTCATTAAAATTAGA